CTTGAGAATGGGCGTGAAGTTAAAGACATGGTGGGCCATGTCGGCAAGTTTCTCAGTGCAGAGGCTGATCTAAAAGACGCCGTCAGTCGCAAGAAGAAAAACCCCATCACCGCTATTACAGGCGGCGCAGAGGGCGACTGGGAAGAGTTCCAGGCCCTTGAAGACCTTAAAGAAAAGCGCCGTGAATTGGAGTCTTGGTGCAGATTGTATGGTCCGCCGGGCACTTGGGACCGCTGGATTTCTTGGGAAGCCGAAGCGCGTAAAGCTCGACGCGCAGCAGAAAAGCAAAAAGAAAAAGAGCGTGAGGAGTTGGTGGAAGCCATCATGTACGCAGTTTCTGGAACGCTTGCCCTTGGCGGTGCTGGCGCACTGATATATTTTCTTGGCCGCTATTGGGAGAAATGGTGATGTGGGTTTTGATTTGGTTCCAGATTATTAACAACAATGTCTCTCATTATGAACTGGGTCAGTTCATCTCCAGCAGCGAGTGCGCTAGGGCAAAGGACGACGCCAAGGTTTTGATTACGGACAGTCACACGGTAACGTATTGCTTTGAAGTTATATCGAAACAAGAAGGGTAATTATGTTGTATATGACAAATGGGGAAAAGTTGTTATAATAACACACCACAGGCATTATGCGATTGCTTACGCAAGGAGTTTGAACGATGGCGATACGACTAGATGAGTGGAAAGTTCTACCGCGTCTTATGATGCTGGCTACAACTATTATGTACATACGTTGCTTGGAGTGGGCGATGTCCCAACCTGACTTGTCAGTATCACAAGCGGGCCTAATATCCGTTGTAACTGGGGCTTTCACAGGAAGTTTCGGCATCTGGATGGGCAAAGAGTCTACAACCACTGTGACATCAAACAAGGTTGTGCATGAAGAGAGGTACGACAAATGATTACATTACTTGGAAGTCTACTTGGATTTGGCACCTCCTTTATGCCGGAGGTACTTAACTTCTTCAGGGCGGGTCAAGACCACAAGCACAGTCTTGAGCGCATGAAGCTTGAGATGGACCTTATGGCTCGGCGCAATGAGTTGAAGCTTGATATTCTGGATAAGCAGGCTGGTATCAAAGAGACAGAGGGGCTGTACAAACATGACAGCATGGACGCTGGAGGTTTTATTAACGCACTACGAGGCAGTGTCCGCCCTGTCATCACTTATGTTTTTTTTGGCCTTTTCGTTGCCATCAAGGTGACGGCTATCGTTGCGCTAATGGGCGCGGGTAATGACCTTGGAAGATCGTTGTCGCTAATCTGGGATGATGCTACATCCGGTTTGTTCGCGGCTATAATATCATTTTGGTTCGGCGGTCGCGCTGTATCTAAGTACATGAAGGGTGGAGTAAGATGACGTATAAATTATCACAGCGCAGCCTTGATAAACTCGAAGGCGTAGACGAGCGTCTACAGGCGGTTGTTAAACACGCTATCACTGCAACTAAGATTGACTTCGGTGTGATCCAAGGCATGAGAACGCTAGAGATGCAAAAGGAACTCGTGGCCAAGGGTGCGTCCCAGACCATGAAGTCTAAACATCTCGTTGGTCATGCCGTCGACCTTATGGCTTATGTTGGCGGGAAGGGATCTTGGCAGTTAAATGTTTATGATGATCTCGCCGATGCAATGAAGGAGGGCGCTGACATGGTTGGCGTTCAGTTGCGTTGGGGTGCAGCATGGCACATCAATGACATTCGTAAGTGGGAAGGCACGATGGAAGAGGCTATGAATAACTACATCGATGTGCGTAGATCAGCTAATCGCCGCCCGTTTATTGACGGGCCTCATTTTGAACTAATGGTTTAGGAGAACTACAATGCCAGCACCTATGAAATCACTACGCCCCAAGAAACGTCCCAATCGCCGTTTGGGCCCAGACGACGAGGGCAGCACTCGCAGCCCTGACGGAATCTATGTGACGGATCGTGACAACGCCGACGCAGCTTCTCGTGGTAATAACGAGGCAAGACGCCGCGCAGAAGAAGGTAGTCCTAGAGACACCCCGACATACATGAACGGTGGCATGGTCAAGCAGGGGTACATGGGCGGCGGCATGATTAAAAAAGGTTACATGGACGGCGGAGAAGTTCGCCAGGGTGATGTTCGTGACAATGCAAAACGCGGGAAGTGCTACTGATGACCACAATTATGATTAGCATTCTGTCTGAAGGAATGCCTGTAGATAAGATGGGAGACGACGACGACGGTAAGTCTTGTCCTCTTCCGACTCAAGACGCCGACATGAACATGGAAAACAAGGACATGGCGGAGTACGAGTATGACTACAAAGCCGCTGTAACAGATGACGAGTGCGGAAACTGCGGGATGTATAACCAGACCGCGGATATGCTGGAGTGTATTGGGGACGACTCTGGGGACGTTGGCTATTGCCAACTGCTGAAATTCTGCTGTAGTAGTGAGAATACATGCAGTGAGTGGGTAGAGGGTGGACCGATCACATCTGACCTACAAGAGGAATACAAGGACAATCTATAATGGATGTTGTTGATTGGGCAAAATACATATACAAGAAACTTGAAGAGCGGGAGAAGGATCTTTCTGCCGCTCTTGCAAGCGGTGCTGTTAAAGACTGGGAACAGTACAAAATGTCGGTGGGAGAGATACGGGGACTCTCTTTCGCTCGTGAAGAAATCAAGTCCCTGCTGGAGAGAACCGTAGACGATGTCGAAGACCTTATATCTTCCTGATCACGTTGCGCAGAAAATGAAGAAGGAGAAGGTTACTGCAAAAGCAGAGCCTGAAGCTTTGGATAGCGCATACGTTGACGCTAATGAGCGGGTGCTAGACCCCTCCCTTTTAGACAAACCGCTACTCGAAAGACTTCCGCAGCCGACAGGTTGGCGGGTTTTAGTTATGCCGTACCAAGGCAAGGCTAAAACAGCGAGTGGTTTGTATATCCCTGATGAAGTTCGAGAGCGAGAGTCGGTAGCCACGGTTGTGGCGTACGTGATGAAGCTTGGACCACTAGCTTACAAAGACCCTGACAAGTTCGGGGCAGATGGTGAGCCGTGGTGTAAAGAAGGTCAGTGGGTTTGCATTGGTCGTTACTCAGGTTCCAGATTCAAAATTGATGGCGGGGAGGTTCGTATCATCAATGATGACGAGGTTATCGCCACTATTATGGAACCCGATGATGTTAAACATATTTAAGGGGACAGGCTATGTCTGAAGAAAACGAGATTGAAGAAACAGAAATTTCTATTGAAGACCCTGAAAGTCAGGAAGAAGCAAAAGTTAAGCCTGAGTCTAGCGAAGAAGAGCTAGATTCTTACAGTAAGGGTGTTCAGACGCGCATCAAAAAGCTGACGGAGAGATATCGTCAGGAAGAGCGTGATAAGTCAGAAGCTGTTCGGTTATCCCAGCAGCTGATAGACGAGAACAACAAGCTGAAAACTCGCGTGAAGGCTTTGGACACAGGCTACTTGTCTGAGTATGGAAGCCGACTGGAGTCTCAAACAGATGGCGCAAAGCGCGTCTACAAAGAGGCTTATGAGGCTGGAGATACGGACAAAATGCTGGAAGCCCAGCAGGCGTTGTCTAATATCGCCGTTCAGCAGCAGCAGTACAACACTGCGAAAGCTCGGGCTGAACAGCAGGCTAAGATGCCTGTTCAGCAGCAGCAACCTGTACAGCAACCTGTACAACAGCAGCAAGCGGCACCAGTTCCAGATGCCAAAGCTGTTGCGTGGAAAGAGAAGAACAAGTGGTTTGGTCAAGATAAGATCATGACAACGGCTGCTTACACAGTACATCAGGAACTCGTCGAGGAACAAGGGTTTGACCCGAACAGCGATGAGTACTATACTGAGGTTAATCGTCGTATGCGTGGGGAGTTTCCTCACAAGTTTCAGGCGACTAAATCGGGTGGAGGAAGTCAGGTCGCTTCTGCTGGTAACTCCGCATCCCGCAGCACGAAAACAGGGCGCAGGTCGGTCAAGCTATCGCATTCCGCAGTTGCGATTGCCAAAAAGCTAGGCGTACCTCTTGAAGAATACGCAAAGTATGTAAAGGATTGATGACATGACTGACACTAGAACACCGCGCAAGAGCGCAACACGCGAAACAGAAACGCGCAGAAAACCATGGGCACCGCCCAGCCACCTATCTGCACCAGAGGCCCCAGAGGGCTTTGTGCATCGTTGGGTACGAGTCGCAATGCGTGGCGAGGAAGACAAAATGAATGTCACCTCCAAGCTACGTGAAGGATGGGAACCTGTCCGGAAAGATGAGTATCCAAACTATGAGGCTGCAACCATCGATGATGGTCAATACGCAGGCGTCATAGGACAAGGTGGGCTGATGTTGTGTCGTATGCCTGAACAGACAGCACGCGAAAGAAACGAGTACTACGGGGGCCGAACCCGCGAACAGATGACAGCTGTAGACCAGGACCTAATGAAGGAACAACATCCTTCGATGCCGATCCACAATGATCGACAAAGTCGTGTATCCTTTGGAGGCCGCGAACGCGACTCCAATTAATTATATGAGGTGCTATTATGGCAAATTCTAACGGATCCTTTGGGCTACGTCCCATTGGTATTGTTGGACAAGGTTCGAATACTACGGGTGCTACCGAGTATCGTATCGCGTCAAACAACAATACAAAAATGTATCAGGGCTCTCCTGTTGTCCCAGTTGCGGGCGGAACTATCGGTGCAGCGCAAGCTGCTGCTGGTGGTAACGTAGCATTCGTGGGTGTTTTCTGGGGTGTCGAGTACGTTCGCGCATCAGACGGCAAAACAATTTGGGCTCCTTCCTGGCAGGGTACTGCTGCGGGTGCGGATGCAAACTTCCCTATCAAGGCGTTTGTTTACGACAACCCAATGCAGACGTTCACTATTGCGACATCTAATGTCGTTGGTGCAGCGAACACTGAAGCGGAAGTTCGTGCGATGGTCTTTAAGAACATCGCAATGGCAACGGCCACTGCGGGCAATGACACCACTGGTATCTCTTCTGCATCCGCAGACTTGAATACTGCTGCTGCCACTGCTGCTCTTCAGCTGCGTGTTATTGGTGTCCAAGACGACGCTGACAACTCTGACTTCACAGTCGCTGGTATCCCACTCATCGTACGTCTCAATACATCGTTCAACTCTGCCAATGGCGGGATTGCAGCGGGTACTGTTTCGTCCACTGGCGTTTAAGGAGGTCTAACACATGGCTATTTCACGCGCACAACTGGCTAAAGAGCTAGAACCAGGCCTAAACGCCTTGTTTGGTATGGAGTACAACAAGTACGAAAACCAACACGCCGAAATCTTTACAACAGAGTCTTCCGATCGAGCATTCGAAGAAGAAGTTATGTTGGCCGGGTTTGGCGCAGCACCAACTAAGTCGGAAGGTTCTTCCGTCAACTTTGACGACGCTAACGAAGCATACACTGCTCGTTACAACCACGAAACTGTGGCGTTGGCATTCTCAATTACTGAGGAAGCTATCGAAGACAATCTCTATGATCGTCTTGGTTCACGTTACACTCGTGCGTTGGCTCGTTCAATGGCACACACGAAGCAGGTTAAAGCGGCTTCAGTGCTTAACAACGCCTTTGCTGGCGGTGCTACAGCTGGTGGTGACGGCGTTGCTCTTTGTGCAACAACCCACCCACTGACAAACGGCGGCACATTCGCAAACACTCCAGCAGTAGCTGCTGATTTGAACGAAACTTCTTTGGAAGACGCTCTTATCAACATCGCTGGCTTTGTTGACGAACGTGGCTTGAAGGTCGCCCTGCGCGGCACCAAGTTGGTCATCCCGCGTCAACTGCAATTCGTTGCAGAACGCTTGATGGTTTCAAACTTGCGTGTTGGCACAGCCGACAACGACACGAACGCTCTACGCTCAATGGGTATGTTGCCTGATGGTTATGCCGTCAACGACTTCCTCACTGATCCAGATGCGTTCTTCGTGTTGACAGATGCTCCTCGTGGTATGATTCACTTTGAGCGCACACCACTCTCCACCAACATGGAAGGTGATTTCGACACGGGTAACATGCGCTTCAAGGCGCGTGAGCGTTACAGCTTCGGCTTCTCCGACCCACGTTGTATCTTCGGTTCTGCAGGGGCGGCGTAAGTCTCCACTCACTACTAGAGTCAGAGGCGGTCTTCGGATCGCCTCTTTCTTTTTGTTTAGACCTGATGTATTGTCAGGGCATCCCTGACAGTCGCATGGTGCGGCTGACAATTGCCACGACAGGAGACTCACATGGCTAATACAACTTTTTCAGGCCCGATACGGGCAGGTAATATTAAGAATACAACTGGTACAACTGTAGGCACAGACATCGCTAATGTTGGCTATGTTACGATGATGCAGACGCATACCATGGATATTTCTGGTGGTGCGATTGCTGCTGGTGCAACCAGTATGGTTATCCCCGCAAATTCAAAAATCATTAATTGTGTGGTAGATATGGCCACAGCAGCATCTGGAGCAACAAACGTCAGTGTTGGCGATACTGTTGGTGGTGCAACCACAATCCTAAACGCGCTGGCAGTAGGCACATCTGTAGGCATTAAAGCACTGGGAATTTCTGGTGGTGGAACTCTCGCTTGGGGTGACACAGGAGCTGCTGATCTAAAACTTACTGTTACAAATAGTGCAGCAACCACAGCGGGTGTCTGTGTAATCACCATTATGTACGCACAGGCTTACAACACCGCAATCCGTCCATAAGGAGTAGTTGAATGGCTGGCTCAGACATAAATGCGTATTCTCATGCGCAAGGTGCGGCGGCGGCTCTTATAGGGCCGTCCAGATCGCGACTTCAGGCCGTAAACATATACGCGACTACGGCGGGCTCGTTTACTCTTACCAATGGTAATGGGGGAGCAACGCTGTTAACGCAGAAATTCCCCGTAGGCATGAACGAGATATACATTCCTGAAAATGGAATGTTGTTTACTTCGGGAGTCTACATTTCTGCGCTTACGGGCGCAGGGACCGAACTTACGTTTCTCCTAGCGTAGGAAAACTAATGGCTAAGATCGACAAGTCAAAGATGAAGTGCAACGTACCGAAGCGCCAGATCTCTGGCGGCAAGAAGTCTGTTGTAAAGGCTTGCGATAAAGGCAAAGAAAAGATCGTTCGTTTTGGCGATGCCAACATGACAATCAAAAAAGACAACCCTAAACGTCGCAAGTCGTTTAGGGCTCGTCATGGTTGTGACAAAGGTACGTTAGACAAACTAAAGGCCAAGTACTGGTCTTGTAAGGCGTGGTGACGAAATGAAGATTGATTTCCAGCATATTATTTCCGTGATATCTCTAGGGGTGTTAAGTTGGGGTGCGCTACAGGTTTCTGAAATGAAGGCGGAAGTCGCTGTTGTGTCTTATAGGGTTGAAGAGAACTACGAGATGATTAAGCCTATGTGGCAAGATTTTTTAGTTAGAAGGGCCAACCACTATGACAATATCAAGGGGCCAAACAGCGTTCCAAGTTTCCAAGCCTCCAGAAAGGACGAGTAAAATGGGTAAACCGGGACTCTGGGACAATATAGAAAAGAAGCGGAAACGTATCGAGGGCGGTAGCGGAGAACGCATGCGCAGCCCCGGCGATAAAGGTGCTCCTACTGCTAAAGCGATAAAGGATTCGCAAGGTAAGGCTAAAGGTGGTATGGTACGTTATAAGAACGGCGGCTGTGTAATGGCTAATCGCGGTGTTCGTGACACGAAGATGGGATAAGTAGATGACTACGTCAGGTACAAGGGACTTCAATCTTGATGTCGGTGAGATAATTGAGGAAGCGTATGAGCGGTGCGGCCTCGAGGTTCGCACTGGCTATGACGCACGTACTGCGCGTCGATCACTTAACCTGATGTTTGCTGAGTGGGCCAACCGTGGCTTAAATCTGTGGACTGTGAAGCAGGCTTTTTTCACAGTTACACAAGGTGTCTCCGAGTACACGTTAGAGTCGGGCGTTGTAGATTTGTTGGACGTTGTTATGCGCAGAGACAACACAGACTACGAAGTACAGCGGATCAGCCGCGGTGACTACGCTACGTTGCCTAACAAAACAACGCAGGGCAGACCTAGTCAGTTTTGGCTGGATCGTCAGATAGAACCCAAACTGTATCTTTGGTCCGTTCCAGAGAACTCAACCGACCAGATCCGGTACTACTATGTGCGTAGGATCGAGGACGCGGATGACTTGGTTAACACAACGGACATGCCTTTCAGGTTTTACCCGTGCATGGCGGCAGGGTTGGCTTACTATATGGCAGTCAAACGTGCTCCAGACAGAGTTCAGATGTTGAAATCTATCTACGAAGAAGAGTTCCAACGTGCTGCGGACGAAGATCAAGGCCGTACCCCGTTGAAACTTCAACCTAGTTTAGCTTATTTGAGGGTCTAATGCCTTACGCAGCGGGAAAAAATGCTTGGGGAATATCCGATCGGTCTGGTCGCCGTTACCGTCTTCGTGAGATGAAGGTGGAGTGGACAGGTGCCAAGGTTGGTCCCGACGAGTTCGAGACGAAGCATCCTCAGTTGTTTCCACCGAAAGCTTTTCCGGACCCTCAAGCGTTAATGAATCCCAGACCAGAATCGGGACTCGCAGAGCAGCGGGCGGTGCAGTGGGGGTGGAACCCAGTTGGGTTTGCCTATATCCCTGGGATCAGCCCTCCGGATAACTTGGTTTCTCAAGGTTCCGTTGGAACAGTAACGGTGGGAACAACATGAGTTTTACATACGGCGAGTTAAAGCAAGCGATAGAAGACTATACGGAAAACAATGAAACGTCTTTCGTAAACAACATCCCGTTGTTCATTCGGCAAGCGGAAGAGCGCATTCTAAAGAGTGTGCAACTCAGCTTATTCCGGAAAAACTCCAATGCTCCGACTACAGCAGGTAACCCCTATCTTGGGTGCCCCTCGGACTTCTTGGCCCCTTTCTCTTTGAGTTTGACAGGGGCTAGCGGCAAGAAGGTCTTTGTTGATTTTAAGGATCCTTCTTTTGTCCAGACGTACACGCCGGACCCCTCGACTGTAGGACAGCCTCGCTATTATTCTCAGTTCGATGTTAACAACTTTATTCTAGCGCCCACTCCAGCCGGAGTTTACACCGCCGAACTACATTACCTTTATCGTCCGCTGAGTTTGACGAAGGGCACTGACGAAGGTACAACTTGGTTAAGCACTAACGCGGAGATGGCTTTGTTATACGGCGCTTTAATCGAAGCGTACATTTACATGAAGGGTGAGCAAGACATTCTGGCGATGTACAACTCAAGGTTCCAAGAGTCTCTCACGGGGGTGAAGATGCTCGGAGAAGCAAAAGAAACCACCGACCAGTATAGAACGGGTCAGCTTATAAGGGATAAACAATAATGTCTGTTGGATCGCTAACTCTACCTCGGTACGCAAATGTTGTTGGAGTAAAAACCACTAGCAACCGTGGCTTTACTCCGGAAGAACTTTCAGAAGAGTGCGTAAAGAAGATACTGTCTGTATCCGACAGCGCCCACCCTGCTATACGAGAGCAGGCTCACGATTTCTCTGTCGCGGTTCAGAAAACCGTGGTAGAATATATGCGGCAGGCTATTCGTAGTGACCGCACAACTGTGTATAATGCACTAAACGACGCGGGGCACCCCGACTTAGCCGAGCTTATAAGGAGACTCTAACGATGGCTTTTACCGGAAACTTCATGTGTACTTCGTTCAAGCAGCAGCTGCTGCAGGCGAAACACAACTTCACGGCTTCTACAGGCCATACGTTTAAGCTGGCGCTGTACAGTGACAGCGCCACGTTTGACGCGGCTACAACAGCGTATACCGCGACGAATGAGGTGCCAGACTCGGGCTCCTACACGGCGGGTGGCGGAGATTTGACGAATATAACTCCGACCATTTCTGGTACAACGGCGTTAACGGATTTTGACGATCTTACATTTACCTCGGCAACAATCACTGCCCGAGGTGCTTTGCTCTATAACTCAACTACAGACGGCGGCACAGGCACCACCGACACTGTTGTGGTGCTGGACTTTGGATCGGACAAGACATCTACTTCAGGGGACTTTCAGATTGTGTTCCCAACAGCGGACGCAAGCAACGCGATCATCCGGTTGTCGTAGATGGCTAGGGTTTTTGATCGGGTAAAGGAAACTAGCACAAGCACTGGTACAGGGGACATTACCCTGTCGGGTGCTGATGTGGGCTTTCAAGCTTTTTCTGGTGTCCTTTCTGTGGGCGACCAGACCTTTTACACGATTGAAGACGACACAGGAGAGTACGAGGTAGGCTTGGGGACATACTCCGCGGTGGACACCTTGACTCGTACTGAGGTCTACGACAGTTCAAACAGCAACTCTTTGGTGAACTTTATTGCAGGTTCTAAGAGAGTTTTTATAACGTATCCGGCTTTGCGCTCGGTTACAGATCAACAGGCGGTTGCTTTCGCAGTCGCGCTTGGGGGATAGAATGGCTAAACATCTTGTTTTTGACTACACTTTTGATGCATCGGCTAAGACTATCACCCTAGACGGGGTTTACTCTCAAAAGAGAATGTTGCTGATTACAAATCAGAACAACAACGAAATCATCTTTTCCTTTAATGACGCATCAAAAGGACTGTCGGACATTGCGTTTGACTATACCTCTTACACCACCACACTGACGTTGACCTATGACACTACGTCGATGGCAGACACGGATCCTTTGCAGATTTTTGTAGAGAACGACAATCAGTCATTTAAGCCTGACAGCACGTTTGTTGACGCAGTATCCAAGTTCCGCGTATCCAACCCAGAGAATTTGATCGACACTGATTTTGAGTACGGCCTGCAGTCTACAAAGTGGGAGACTCTCGAGCTAACAAAAAACATCCCTACGTTCTTTTCCCGTAACGGGGACCAAGATCTTGGGATTTCTTCCATTGTTGCTGGAGCCAATAGCAACGTAATTACTGTCACCACTTCTGAAGATCACGGTCTTCAAAGTGGGTCACCTATTATTGTAGTTGGGACTACGTTTATTTCTGCAGATGGTGGTTTTGTTGTAGACGGCACACCGACCACAGATACTTTTACATACAGAGCAAAGTCTCGGCAGACTATCACAGGCAGCATTCAAGAAACGTACACTCAGTTATTTGCAGGATCTGTTTACACAGGTACGGAGTTTTCTCTCTCTAACTTGTCGAGCATTACATCGGATGGTGCTGCCCAAAGTACACTGTCTGTGAACACTGAGTACCCGACTAACTTTACAAACGGCACTAGCGTCACGCTGGCGAACACTTTTGCTAAAGCTTCGCTGTTCTTTAACACGGATAACGTGGAGCCGGAAAACAGGGGCGTAGTTAACCAGAGCGGAACTGCGGCCACGGCGTCAGGATTAACAGGCTTCCCTATGACTGCGGTTAACGCGGTGGACTTTGAGCCTGATTATCCCCCTGGATTATCTACAGGCACTACCCCCCCTTTCTTTTTTGAGGAGGGAGACTACACAATTAATACCAGCCTGGACACAGTGACTTTTAATGAACCTCACGGTTTCGCTAGTTCAGATAGTGTCGTTTATGTGTGCGACACTGATACGAACACGCCGATTGGTGGACTAATCGCGAATACGGGGTATTACGTAACGAGAATAAGTGACACGGTTCTTAGATTTCAGAGGTTGAGGTCAAACTCATCCTTTTACAAAATTCCGCTTAACAATACTGGCGGGGTAAGTGGTGGTCAGACACGTTCGGCGCTTATTAAATCTTGGGTTGCTAACATAGCAAACTCCGCCCGAATTCGACTTGTAACTGGAGTGAACTCATTATTCCCAGTTAGCACTAGTCAAGCAACCAATCGTTTTATAACTTTTAAAGCTCACAATTATGTCTACAGTGCCTCTGCCATGCCCAGACAACTGGGGCCGTTTGATGCCCCGCAAGAGTTCTACGGGAAACACCAAAGCGCCACTTACTTTGGTGTTTACGGCAGCCCAACCTCTACCACCCTTATTAACGCCACGGGGCTTGTTAATCATCATATTATTCCGATTAACGCTTCTCTTTCTGAAATTAAAAACTCTTTTCTTATACCAAACCACGGTTTAGCTACCGGGGGCACCGTTACTGTAACAGCGACAACAGGCACTCTTCCTGCCGCGTTAACCTCGGGTGACAGCTACACCGTTAACCGAGGTTCCCAGGATCGTTTTTCCCTTAGAGACCCTCAAGCTTCAGGAGCAGACATAGATTTCACGGACCTTGGATCTACGGACCTTGTGTACAATGTAGTTGGCAACGCTAAATTTGCACTTGGTGACACAATAACGATTGCCGGAGTAGAGGTTTCTGAAGGTTATCCTGTAACTTATGATAGTAACGGTGGGACCGCCATCGGTGGATTAACCTCGGGCACGGAATACTACGTTGCAAGGAAGCAGGGAGACTCGTTTAATCTTGCAACTACCCCCAACTACATCACCAGTACACAATATGTATCTAGCCAAAATATCGGCTCATCATCGGCGGCTTACTTTATCTTTAGAACTAATCACGGCTTTCAGACAGGGCAGGCTGTCCAGTACGTTGCTGGTACGCCAAAGGCTCCTCTGCAGAGCGGCGAAGTTTATTATGTTCATAGAGTCTCATCTTCGCTCTTCACACTTTACTATACATCTGCCGATGCCATAGCTGATACAACTGCAAACCGAATTAATATTATCTCAGACCCTTCGAACACTACAACCGCAATATTTTATGGAACATCTATTATAGACCTTTCAAGTGTTCCGAGCCCTGCTGAGAATCAAATACTAATAGCGGACGCTATTGGCGCAGCGGATGGGGTGTACGAGGTTTCAGGGACTTCTGCGGATCAACTTTCGTTTACATTAGCTTCGGAATCCCTTGTGGATTCTCGGACGTTTGTGAAAGTAAGCCAAGACTCTTTCACGGCGGCATTAGATGCGTTCTATGTTGTTGACCATGGGTTTGTTACTGGAGAATCGGCTGTGTACACCGAAAGTTCAGCAACTGGGCAAGTTGGGATTATCGGGCTTACTAGTGGTACCACCTACTTTTTGATCGCTTCGAGCAAAGATTTTTTCCAAGTTGCTTCAACTCAAGAAAACGCTTTGGCGGGAACGGCTATTAGTCTTACAAACACAGGTATTACCAATGCCGCTCGGACTGGTACTTTTAGCTTGGACTCAACCACTATTGCGGGTTCAGTTTCCGCACTGGGTTCAGTTTCCTATGAAGCAAGCAGCACCGTAATATCTGGAGAAGGTACGACCTTCACGTCTTATTTCAACTCTGGAGACAAGATACTTATAAATGTCCCACACGCGGTAAGCAGCACGGCCATCACGGCAGTTTCGGCAAGCCCTGACTATGTAATTACTGCGGCAAGCCACGGATTGTCTGATGGCGACACGGTAACTATCACGGCCACGGGTACGCAGCCTTCAGGTACCGTGTCCACATACTTATATTTTGTTTACACCTCTGGTCTAACTACCCCCGCGGACCAGTTCACCCTTGCTAATTCAGAAAACTTTGCCCTAACGGGAACCTCCCCCGTAAATGTAACAGACATCGGGGTTGGGGCTTCTGTAAACTTTTTTGAAAACGTGGGTGCAACCATTGAACGCACTATTTCCTATGTAAATAGTGACACCCAGCTGTCGTTGACAGCTGCAATGCCCGCCACTGCTCAAACGGGTGTTCATTATTTCTTGCGGACTCAGGCACTACTGCGCTCTGACGGATTTGCTCTTCACAGACCCTATGACGGTGGTGTGGACCTTATACCTTCAAGCAACCCTGATAGCCGCATGATCAGGCAAACTCGGAAGTATTTCCGTTATCAGTCGGGTAAAGGGATTCAAGTTTCTTTCGCGGTTAACTTTAGCCCAACAAGCGGGATTGATGCGTTTGCCTTTGCAGGCTCCGTTAACTCTTTGGCACAGGGAACAATTACTACACGGTTCCCACACCGTTTAACCCCAGGGTTAAATATTGTGACTTCGGGATCAACAAACACGGATACAGACGCAATAGGCGTTTTCTTTTATGACGTTACGATAGGCGTAAGTGGCAGCGACGACGTGTTTCTTTTGGAGGGTGAACAGCCCGAGACCCCAATTACTATGTACGAAGGCCGAACATACAGGTTCGACCAATCGGATTCTACTAACGCTGGCTACACTCTTCGTTTTTCAACAACACAAGACGGCGACAATAACGGTGGTACACAGTACGCAACTGGAGTTACTGTGGTTGGAACGGCAGGTTCTGCTGGAGCGTATACCCAGATTGTAGTCGCAACGGCGGCACCTGTTCTGTACACATATGTTAGCGGGACGGCGGCAGCGGGCTTTCAGGCTGACACGCCTGTTGATCCAAAGAATGGAACTGAAAACCTTTGGAACGCAACGATGCCTGTTCTTTCGGTTCTTGATGACTACAGATTTAAGGTTCAGCTACCTGGGATACCATCGGACGCTACCGCTCTAGGTGACGTTGAGTACTATGTCGACGGTTGGCAAAACAGTTCCCTCCGTTGCGGAATGTTTGACGATCAGAACGGGATATTCTTCGAGTACACGGGCTCAGTGCTTAACGCTTGTCGTAGAGATTCGGTCAAACAAATAAGCGGATTTGCCTCGGTCACGTTCCGTTCAGGGGTTGTAAACGGCAATGGGACTAAATTTACGTCACAACTTTCCGTTGGAGACTACGTCGTAATAAAAGGTCAGACCCATCAAGTTGTACGAATTAACAACGACACCAGCATGGCTATTTCGCCCACTTACGCAGGGGTTACTTTAGACAGTGTAATTATCTCTAAATCTAACACCGTTCGAGTTCCTCAAACGCAGTGGAACTTAGACGTATGCGATGGAACTGGACACACGGGGTTCAAGCTAGACATCAATAAAATTCAGATGGCTTACCTTGACTACTCTTGGTACGGCGCAGGCAAGGTCCGCTTTGGTTTTAAAGACCAGAACGGCGACGTTCAGTATGTTCACCAGTTTGTTCACGGGAACTTCAAGACTGAAGCCTATATGCGGTCAGGCAACCTACCTGCTCGATATGAAATTGAAAACACAGGGGCACCGACGTATGTCCCGTCTCTTGCGCACTGGGGCACCTCAGTCATTATGGACGGAACATTTGACCCAGATAAAGCCTATGTGTTCAACGCTTCATCTAACAACGTAACTCTGACCCAAGCGTCTAGTTTAACCGTGGACGCCAAGGTTGATTACCTTGGTCAGTACTCCACCAACAGAAACTACAGCAGCATTGGGTACGCGATACTTTTAGACGCTCCGGAAGGAAACTTAAACTCTGTGGCGGCTGGCACACTTATTACAGGGGCTGGCCTGCCTTCAGGAACAGTAGCCAAGTTGCCGCTCAGTACCTTCGTTAACCCCTATCAGCCTTATTTGCCGGGGCTTGTTTCAAGGGAAGGTTTTGGGAATAACAAAAACACTGAAGAGGTTAGAAACCTATTAGTTGTTGACCAACAGCCAACAGTGATTTCTGGCACGTCAACTCCGTATGTAATAGGGGATGCCGCGGTAGAGCAGGTTGTTACGGACCCTATCCCACTCATCAGCATCCGTCTTGCTCCAAGCGTTGACACAAGTACTCCAGGGTTCTTGGGGGAACGTGAAATTATTAACCGTATGCAGTTGATTCTTAACCAAACGTCAATCTTGAGCACCCACACGGCAGAGATTCAGTTGGTTCTTAACGCCCAGTTAAATACAAACGCTTGGCAACGTGTGAATAACCCGAGCCTCAGTCAGCTTTTGATTCACTCAAACGAAGACTTCCTAACTGGTGGGGCCAGTATTTACAACTTCCGAGCTTCAGGGGACACTGGCACAACAAACCGTGTTCAGCAGCTTACCTCCGAAAACCTTGCTGAAGTTGCGACCCTCGGTAACTCTATCTTAGGGGGCAATAATGTTTACCCTGATGGACCAGACGTTTTAACTGTTGTCGCGACCCTACAGGAAGACCCGTCAACGGTTTCAGCAACCAACCCCTTTGTTATTACAGGACGAATTAGTTGGTCTGAATCCCAAGCGTAAAGGAGTAAGACTGTGTTTGGCTACTCTGCTTTTTCCGAGGCTCCTTTTGCCACGCAGTCGGGATCTTCCGTCAGCGTACTGGTTAGTCTGGAAGGGGTTGCTTCCAGCGCATTAGTGTCTGCCGTTAGTTCTGTAACTGGGACGGCTCTTGTCTTGCCGGATGGATTGTCTTCGGATGGTCTAGTAAACGGAGTAACCGTTTCGGCGGGTACAGGGGTTGTGGTCTCAATCACTGGTCTGGAGTCTGTCGGTGAAACCCCTGGGGATGTGGTAATCCCTATTTTCTTGGCTGGGGTAGAGTCCGTTGGGGAAGTCGGTCAAGCTGATGGTCGAAGCGTAGTCTTTGTCGATGTTACAGGCGTGGAAAGCAGCGCCGTTGTTGGCGAAATAAATGTTATCATCAATGTGGCCCCTGTTGTCGCAGGTTTAGAAGCCACAGGGTTTGTGGGGATTTTGTTCGTTTGGGGTCAAATTGACCCGAACCCAGGGACTGGATATTCTCCTATAGCCCCGAACCCAGGAACTGTGTATACTGATATCAACCCTCAACCAAGCTCGGCTTGGGAAGAGATAGCGGCGTAGGATAAAAAAATGGCAAGCACATATAGCTCCAACGGGTATCTAGAACTCATAGGAACCGGGGAACAGTCGGGTACTTGGGGAAACACTACGAATGATAACCTGCAGATTTTAGATCGTATGGTCGATGGGGTAGGGTCTATTGCTCTAACGGGGACAAGCTACAGTATCAATACCAGCACTGACGGAGACCTTTCTGACGGCCACTATAAAACTTTGGTTTTAGGGGGCAATCCAACAGGGACTTGCAATGTGTTCATATCACCGAACACCGTTCAAAAACTGTATGTCGTGGTCAACGAAAGCGGACAAATTGTTGTTATGCAGCAAGGTGCGGCGGCGACTGTGACTATTCCCAACGGGCAGACGGCTATTGTGTACGCAGACGGCGCAGGGGTTGGGGCTTCGGTTAAAGAAGTAACAGGCTTAGTTCAGCAAGGTATTACAGCGACAACTGCGGAACTGAACGTCTTGGACGGTATCACTTCGTCAACTGACGAACTGAACGTCTTGGATGGCATTACCTCGTCAACCGTGGAACTAAACGTCTTGGACGGTATCACTTCGTCAACTGACGAACTCAATGTGTTGGATGGCATTACCTCGTCAACTGCGGAACTCAATGTGTTGGTCGGTATTACAGCGACATCTGCGGAACTCAACCTTTTAGACGGGTCTACACCGGGGACAACTTCTCCTTCGAATGCCGTTGTAACAGACAGCAGCGGGGACGTTTTGTTTTCGGAGAAGTTGAAGGCAAAAAGTTACACTGAAACCTTTGTTACGCTGACACGAGCCTTGACTACCACTATCGACGTAAGCTCCGGCAACCACTTCTATGTGGACTTGAGTGCGGGAAGCACAACTTTTGCTTTCTCTAACCCGCCCGCATCAGGAACGTCGTACAGTTTAATTCTAGAAGTCGATCAAGGCTCTAGTTCCTCAAGTACGATCTCTTTCCCATCGTCCGTGAAATGGGCTCTAGGTTTATCTCCAACTCTTACTGTTGGTGCCTCTTCGGTAGATGTTTTTGTAATTTACACTCACGACGGCGGCACGACCTACTACGGTTTTGTTGCTGGTCAAGACATGAGTTGAGGGCACACTATGAGCGTATCTTCTCGGCACTTGTTAATGGGCAGTTCGAAAAGTTCTCCGTACTGGGTTCGTGAGCAGGCCAACATCAATTTTACGGGTTCAGCCACCGACAGTTTACAAAATATTTACGCTGTCACTAGCGCGGGTTCTTTGTTCAAGTACGATAGAATTGGTCGCTTGATGTGGGCTATTCAATCCGATCAGAACGAGGCACACGTAGGGGTGCAAGTAAACTCGGCGGATGAGGTGGTTGTTTTTGGAAAAAACTCATCCTCGAACAAAGCGTATATTATTAAGTTCGCGGACACAGGGACTCGAGTAAAGTCTGTTGAGTTTTACGGGACAGGTGGTGTCCCCGACATGTTCCCGCTGGGCATGACGATAGACGATAGCGACAATATCTATATAGTTTATTACGATCTGCAGACCTCCCTCGGGGACATTACAAAATTCGATGACCAGCTGACTTTTTTATGGGACAGGGGTCTTAGAAAATCCGGTGAAGTCGTGACCCTAGAGTGCGTTACTGCTTATGGAAGCAGTGTTTATTTTGGCGGACATGTAGGTCCATCGGACGCTAGCGAAACCTTTGGGCTTTACGGAAAAATAGCCGCATCGAATGGAGCTGTCCAATATAACTACCGTATTCGATTAAACGGTAGTACTGGGGATCAGATATATCTAAACGCAATATCGTATGACTCTAATCGGGACCAACTCGCTCTATCTGGCCATTCCGGTAACAATAGTCCTGATAGAGTTGGATTTTCTTTTCAAGCCGTACCAGGTGGGTCAGGTGGGTATGCTATGGACGCTAATACCAGGTATACTTGGAAGAATAAGACCGGATCAGCTTTCCCAGACGCAACGTACACTCGATGGAACGACGCTGGGGCATCCCAACCTCTGGACTCTACTTTTGAGGCGTACTTCACCGACTTTAATAATAACGAGATTGTCCGAGTAGTTAGTTCAGTGAGTGGTACTGCTGAGATTACCGCAGCAGATGTCTGGACTGGATACAAGCCGTCTTTGAACGACGCGCACTATATTAGTTTTAATACATCGAACAATAGCTTTGTTATCGGGGGAAGAGATAAACTCTTATCTTTAGCCACATCTTCTGCTGACTTCGACTTGTATAGCAACTACATCACCTTTGGCGGCTACACTTTTGAGGGCGACGTAGATAGAACAGCTACGGGGGATTACGAGTTTACTGACGCAGCGGATTATGTACAAGTCAGTGGTGGTTTATCAAACACCACGGGAGTCGTTATCACATACGTTACCTACACTGGGACGGACAGCGCGATAACAGACGCAACGGGGTTCAAACCTTTTCCTGTAACAATCTCCGCGCTATAGAGGGAACCAAGACAACATGACGTTACAACCTCTTAAATTTAACCCTGGTGTAAATCGAGACACCACCTCGTACACTAACGAAGGCGGCTGGTTCGATATTGATAAAGTGCGGTTCCGTCAGGGCTTGCCAGAGAAAATCGGCGGCTGGACAAAGTCAACAACTCAATCTTTTCTAGGGTCTTGTCGCGCTCTTCACCCGTGGGTTACTTTAGATTTTGCTAGGTACTTAGGTATGGGTACAAGCAAAAAGTACTATGTGAGTTACGGCGGAACTTTTTACGACATAACCCCTATTGCGTCCGTTAACAGTTTAAACTCGGACATTAGTGTTTCCATTGGTCGTGGCGTATCCACCGAAGGACAAGCAGGGCAACTCGTGGAAAACGACAACTTCGCTGTTCTAGACGGGGTGTCTTCAACAGGTGCTGTTGGGAGTGCCTTGGCGTTCACCCCTGCTGACGACACTACTCTTGTTTTTGTACAGAACGCGGCATCCGTAGGGGAAGTCGGAACTGTTAGTACAACAAATTTTGTTTCCGTTTCGGTGCAGGGCTCGGGTTCAACGGGGGAAACTTCTCAACTCGGTGTCTCAACTCGAGATGTAAACAGCACCGACGATTTGGTTTTTTCTGCTGAGTTGGGGTCTTCCACGATACTGATCACAGTAAACGAGGATCATGGCGCGTCTCCCGGTACCTTTGTGACGTTTAGCGGAGTCTTGGGCTTGGGCGGAGCTATCACCGCAGGGGTCTTGAACCAAGAATACGAAATAGTTTCCGTACCGACTCCGAACACGTTTACTTTTTCTGCAAGAACGGCGAACACAGCCATCCAAACGCTTGTCGTTGCGGGACAGATCATAGATACCCCTGTTCTTGCAACTGCGTTAGACGCTGGGGA